TGTTGACTTGCGCCCTGGAAGGTGAATAGAACGCTTGTTGGAAGCCAAGTTCCTGTAGCGGCTCCACAGCCGATAGACCACCGAAACGATAAGCGTCTGCCGTCGCTCGCCTCACCTCTGCCGCTGCCCGTTGCTCGAAGTCCGTTATCAACCGCTCGATGCTCGAGCGTAGCGCATTTAGTTGGTACTGGCTCGCTGGCGTACCGGCCTGCAATATCTGGTCGTTGATCTGTGCCCGCGTCTCTCTGAGCATTCGTAGGATAGCCCGCGCCGTCTGGTCCTCCATTGCACCGTAGCGGGCGGCTAGTTCGTTGAGTTTGGCGGTATAGCGTTGCTTATCGGTTGGCATAAGTCAAAGCCATTCGTGTCTGTTCAAGTTGCAATCTCCGAAATCGCTCTACTGCAATCTGACAATTCCCCTCGTCTATCTCAATCCCCACTGCCCTGCGCCCCTCCTGTACCGCTGCAATCAGCGTCGTCCCGCTTCCGGCAAACATGTCCAGAACGCTTCCACCCGTCGGCGTCTTTGTCAGTCTGCATAGATACCGCATCAGCGCCAATGGCTTGACGGTCGGGTGAGTGTTGCCTTCGCCGCGTTCTGAGCGGGAGGCTTTGGCGCAGTAGAAGAAGCGGGCGGCGGAGCCGTTGTCGCCATATCCAGGATCGCCACTCATAAAATTGCCAGTAGGTACATTCTGAACAGCATTACCGCCAGCATTCCATATTCTACCACCCGAACTCTTGCCCGTATCAGGAAACAACCCCACCACCTCATCACTCCCATCGTGGATTAGGTTCGCGGGCCAGCGACCTAGTTTCGTATATTCTCGTGGTGTAAACGGATGTTCATGCTTACCAAATGGTTGTCCACCATGGCCTGATTGACATTGAACACCCTCTCCATTCGTCGGCACCCGACACGCATCAATTGCCAAGCCAGCAACTCCGTGTACCAGCGCATTGTTGGCGAAAGTCCCGTCTCTCGGCTTCATTGCTAGGATGATCGGCTCCCACGCTGGCTTCAGCGCAGTGCCCCAATCGTTCCAGAGTTTCGCGGCTTCGGTGGCGGGTGCGGTGACATCAAGATTATTTCTGCTAGATGCAAAAACCTCAACTGTTCGTTCATCTTTGGCCTTGCTTAGATTCCACGGCTTGTCCATTCCTGGAGGTTGGTAGCGTCCGATGATTTCTCGCTCCGCATTCGCTGATCGGTCTATGGCCTTACTGATATTATGGCTCTTTGGAAATCCTGACGCATACACCCACATAACGACATCTCGAATTTCCCACCCCGCATCCTCGATAGCGCACATTAAGCGGTGATGCGTCCGTGTGCCGCCGAAGGCTAGCAGCATCGCGCCTGGTTTTGCTACCTCTAGCGCGGCTTTTGCCCAGTCATAATGCCATTCCTGCATTTGACTGGAATACTTAAGTGATCCACCAATATCGGGTCTGTCACGCAACCACCTTGTCTCTTTCTTGCTATGAATCCGATTATATTCTTGGTCAGCAGTGCTTTGTGGATTCATGCTATTGCGCGTCAATTTATCCCACTCCTTACCCATAAACTCAAGCCCATAAGGCGGGTCGGTGATGATAGTATCGAATTGCTCATCTAATTGCGGCATCACGTCCAGGCAATCGCCGCAGTATAGCTCTATATCATCTTGTTTATAATAGCGTTGTTTGTCGGTTGGCATTACTCTTCCCACATCTGGCCCTTGCGCAAAAACTCGACTTCTATCATCTTTTCATGCAATGCTTTCCACGCTGTTTCTGATTGTTCGTTATCGTAATGCCAAGTCTCAACTTTTGCACTTCCGTGTGCTGCCCACTTGCAGCACACGTGTCCAAAGTCCTCATCTTGAGAGCCCAGCGATATGTCTAGTCTATGCGCATGGGCCAATCTAAAGAAATATCTATCATCATCAGCAAAATGCGTCATCAGAATAAGGCACAGCGTCACACCATCAATTCCTGCTGACGATACATAGCCAGATTCAAACTTTCGTATCTCCATCATTCCTCACTCAACGCCGCGTGCGTAGCCTTCCAAGACCGCAAATTGAACCCCGCGCCATCGTCGCCACCAGCACCTAGCAGCGTGCCCTGTTCCTCGTCAACAATGGCGTCTTTCAGTTCATCCACGTCCGGGTGCACATCCATCTCAGTCAGCACCTTCGCCACGGCGTCAATTGCATTTTCCTTGCTGGCGAATCCTTCCGCGACGGCCATAGACATCGCGCCGACGACTGAGGAAAGCGCCGCCGAAAGTCCAGCGATGTCTCTCACGGTCATCTCTGGCATCGGTAGCGCAACACTCATATCAGCAGGCACTACCTCGCCATTCTCATCTACCACCGGCTGCGGGCGATAGTGTCCGGCAATAAGCGCCTGGTCGCGCACAAATTCGAGCATCTTGATAAGCCAAGATTGTATGCGCCCCTGATCGTGTACCAGCGTGCGCCAAGTTGGGTCACCCTGCGCCGTCACCGTTGCTAGGTGAGTACCGCCAGGAGCGCCATACCAAGCATCGGGTATTCCCTCGCCGCCCAACACGAGCTTGCGCTGGGCGTCAACGGTCGTCACACTACCAGCCTGTTGCATATTCGGAGCGTTTAAGTTCCACGTCTCTGATAGATTGTGAACGTTTACACTCCCAGGAGTCGGTGGCCTTTCTCGTATCTCCCTTGCTCTTTCTCGCACTTTATCTTCATCGCCGTCTACAGCCACATCAGCAAAGATCATATTCTTCAGTTCTTCTTGCTGACCAAGTGCAAACATCGCCGCATCGTGTTGATCGCAAAAGTCCGCAGCCTGGAGATGGTCGGAGCGCCCAAGCGGTTGGTTGCTGTCGGCGTTCTTGCGAATGAGGAAACAGTCACCGCTATAGTCATCTAGGCCGTATGATTTGAGCATCACGATTTCCCAGGGTGCACGCGGCGACTGGGCAGCGGTGGCGAGTTTACCGGTAATATCCTCATCAGCGCCATTGTTCGGATTGCGCCATCGCGCCTCGATAATACGAGGTAAGAATCGCAGGCTTTCCTCGGATTCGCCTATCGTAAACTCCTGCTCCTGATCTACAACAATCCGCTCTGCCGGTCGCACGACCTTGTATACCTGAGTACCAACGTCGGGCACCCACGAATCTGTCACGGCCCCACGTTGTTCTTTGATGACGACGGCCCACATTGCGCGTGAGTTTCCGGGGTGTGCTATCACGCGCTCTATCAAGTCAGGGTCAATGTAGCCAAGACTCACACGCCCATCAGATAGCCGAGTATAAGCAGGCACGCACTGAGCGCCATAGTCGCCCCACTGGCGCGCTAGTTCAGAAGTAAAGGCCAGCATCTCGTTGGCCTTCCAGAAGTCGTCAAGGATAGTCTGCAGGTCAGGGTCAACCGCTTTCGGCGCTATTCCCTGACCGATGATATAATCACGGCGGATCTCGCCCATACGATCTACAAGCGGGTTGGACTGCTTCAGATCCCACGCCGTCTTGAGGTTTTCCTCCCACGAAATAGACGGCTCACGTGCGCCGCCAGATGTGATCTTGTAGCCGTGCCCGCGCGCTGCGAGTGCAGACGTGGCGGGGTCATCATTGCCGTCATCGTAGCCGCTGGCGTATGCTTCCCGCACACGCCGCCGTAACTGCTCGTTTCTAATTACAGTCACACCCAAGCGGTTGAGTATCCGTTGTCCTATCGTTTTCCTTTTCGCCATCTACTCGGCCTCTCTATTTGTTTATGAAGTCGCACGCCCTGGACTCGTGTACCTGCCGGCGGGTGCTTCTGCTCTCCGTCCAGATACATTACAGCATATCGTATATCGTCCATTCCGTGGTCGTCCTCTTTTTTCGGTTGTTCTTTCGTCTTGCTGTTACTCCATACATAAGCCGGAAATTCCTCTGCGGTACAAGTCGGCTTGTGTTCTCGTTTCAAATCCTGGTCAAGTTCTATCAGGCTGTCGCGCAAGATATACAGCCTTGGCCGCTTATCTCCTGCGACCTTCAATCGCTCCTTTACCTTGTCAATTCCAAGTGTTACCGCTTTCTGCGCCCCAATCGTCGGTATCCCATTCTCGTGAAGCGTTGCCCGGTCCTCAGCATCGTGGTCGCAGACCGTCGCCGATATTATCTCACCTTCTGAGTGCCCTCGAATCGTTCTACTATGCATCTTGACCGTTCGCTTCGTATGGTAGATTTCCCGATACATAAACATTCGGCCATCGTGGTCAACTGCCCACCACTGACACACGAACGGATTAGTATAGCCAAAGTCTATCACTCGAAAACGCTGCCAGTCGTCGGGAATGTCAAAGCGGTCAATCAAATGTATCGCCGGGTGCCACTCTTCATAGATGACACCTTCGGCTAATGCCGCTTTGCCATCCCGCAATCTGATGCGCCGTAATCCAGTAAGCGCGTCGAGCACCGACATCGTATGCTTACCCTGCGCTGTCATCTCGCCTGTTAGCTGATCGAATAGCGCGGGATTCTCTGAGTGCTGCGAGTAGAACATTCTGAGCGATTCCCGACCATACATCCAATGAGTAGGCCAAGCCGGGTTAGCGTCTCCGATAGTCTGGCTGTATGGCATATTGCCAGCCCTGCCCGTCGTGCGTGTTGTCAGCGTTTCCCAGTCGTCAAGCGTCAACTCCTCGGCCTGATTGACATAGATAATGTCGTGCTCGGCTGACAATACCTTGCCCGACTTGTCCAGTCCCGTAATCCAGATACGTGCGCCAGTCGCGGGATAGTCAAACCATTCCGGCTTTTGCCCACCGTATGGCACAGCCCCGCAACCGTTGTATAGCACTTTGTTCTGAAATGTCTGTAGCACCGTGCTATACGTACTCGCCAACGTCTTGCGAGCAATGACGATACTGGCATTGTCATAGTCTGTTGCGCAGATATGCAGTTTGTAAAGTGCACCTATCGTCTTGCCAGTTTCGGCAGGTCCGTGTACTATCGCCTCCGCCCCGCGATAGTTGACGAACTCTTTGACGCCGCCAAAAACCTCAAAATCTCTATACCTCGTCAAAGCCTTTCACTCGTAGGACTAGGGGCTCACCACCCGCGCCTGTAAGCTCTCTTCTCTCTGGCGCATCTATCCCAAGGAACTTTGCGCGCCGCTCCATAATCTTTAGCACTCTATCAATCGCTGCCGTATTCCCCCGCCGCGCCTTTGCCCACAACCCCACCAGCATTTCGTCAAGCCGTTGAAGTTCAAGCTCGACGATCTCACCAGCATCCTCCCGCAAGGTTGAACGAATCTTGTCTATCTCGCGCTTGACATCCTTGTACGCATAGAGCTTATCCCACCCGTTCGGAAGATTATCCGCGCCAAACTTTTTGACCGCAGCACGCGCTATCTTCTCATACGTCATACCAGTACGCCGCAGCGCCAGAACGTACAATCTACGCTCAACCGTGTTGAGCGTTCTCGGTGACGTTAGTTGACCGTGGTTACCTGCCATAAGTTACCTATTCCGTTAGAAAATCCCTGTTTAAGTTAGAAAACTCCTAGAAACTCAGCCAACGCTTGACAAACCTAACCAAGCAGTGTATAATAATATTGTAAAACCTAACCGACCGAACAGGAGCCAAAAATGTCCACAAAAGAAATCACTTACATAGACACCAGAGAGACAATCCCCGGCACAAATGACCGAACGGTCTTTGATCCCCAGGCCCTCCAAGAACTCGCCGCCAGCATCAAAGAGCACGACCTGATCCAGCCCATCAGCGTCCGCTGGCTAGACGCCGCCAACTCCTACCAGATAATCGCTGGCGAGCGCCGATTCCGCGCCTGCAAACACATCCTCGGGTGGGACGAAATCCCCGCAATCATCGTTGACGCCACCGACGAAGAAGCCGCCGCGATGATGCTGATCGAGAACGTCAGCCGCGATGACCTCGACCCGATTGACGAAGCACTCGCCTACGCTACCAGAATGAAAGTCTACGGCTGGTCAGTCCAAGACTGCGCCAAGCACGCCGGCGTCAGCTCAATCCGGGTGAACTTCCGAATCAAGCTCCTGCGCCTACGCCAAGAACTCCAGGGCTTGGTGAGAAACGACCAACTCCCCATCGGCTACGCCCGTATCCTGGCCGACGCCGAACTCGACAATAACCGCCAGATGATCGCCATCAACCGCCTGCGGGACAACCCCAAACCCACACCCTACTGGTTCCGCCGCGAGGTCAGCGTCCTCAAGGAGGAACAGGCCCAAGACAGCCTCTTCGATACCGACTTCTTCACAGTCCAGCCCACCGACGAGCCCAAGACAGAATACAAAGAACCACCCCATCCCAAGACGGCAAACCCTCCCCGACGCGGCAACAGCATCATCGAAGTGTTAAGGAACCAAGCAGAATACTGGTTCGGTGCCGCGCAAGCCTGGGATGGAATGGGCAAGCCCTTCAAGCGCCAGGAGTGCGAAGCCGCCGCCACCGCCCTGCTCTCAGCCATAGCCGTGATATAGAGTTATAAAGGAACAGCGATGCAAAAGCAAATGTTTGTCACCGAAGACCTCCCGCTCTTTAGCGGGACGCCGATGAAAGTAAAAGTAGAACCATACGCACCCGTTCCCGCCCCGCCCCTGCGGCAAGCCATTCTCGGAAACTGCCGCACCTGCCAAGATACCGGGCAAGTTGATAGCAACTTTTGCTGGTGTGAGGCTGGCGAGGCCCTCAAAATCTTCAAGAGAAAGGAGATCCAGAATGAAATTGTACGATACGAGCAAGGCCGCCCAGTATTTGAAAATGACTGTCTCAGCCCTTAAATACCACGTCCACATCGCCCGCAACATCACCCCACAAAAGCTTGGGCGCACGCTCATTTTCACTCAGGAACAACTCGACGAGTTCCAAGCCAACCGCCGCCCCCAGGGCAGGCCACGAAAGGAGAGCAATGAGTCAGCTTAACATGTTCGGACCCGCCAAGCCAGTCAAGCCGTTCAGCGGTACGCTCATCTATACGCCGAAGGGTAGAGCCCGTGAATACGCCGCCCTCGCCTGCAACGTGTACAAGGGTTGTGACCACAAGTGTACCTATTGCTACGCTCCCTCCGCCACGTTCAAATCCCGCGACGAATTCACTAACCCCGCCACCCGATCCAACTTCCTCACCAAGCTGGAGAAAGAAGCCGCCAAGCATCAGGCTGCCGGTACGACCGGGCGCGTTCTCCTATCGTTCACCTGCGACCCCTACCAGCATCTTGACGAAACCGAACACGTCACCCGGCTGGCCATCGAGATACTGCACCGCTACAGTCTGGACGTTCAGGTGCTCACGAAGGGCGGAAGCCGCGCCCTCCGTGACATAGACCTTTTCACGCCCCGTGATGCCTTCGCCACGACGCTGACGTTTCTGGACCTCGCCCGTAGCTTGCACTGGGAACCTAACGCCGCCACGCCACCAGATAGGATCGAGACGATCAAACACTTCCGCGCTTCTGGTATTCCGACTTGGGTTTCTCTGGAGCCAGTGATTGATCCCAACGAAGCACGGGCAATCATTTGCGCAACTCACGAATTCGTTGACCTGTTCAAAGTCGGCAAACTCAACTACCATCCCCACGCCCAGTCAATTGACTGGCAACAGTTTGCCCTCGATGCTATTCAACTGTTAACGTCCCTCGGTTACACCAGGAGCACTGACCACGACAACGTGAGAGCGGGCCAGTTCTACATCAAGCGAGACCTCGCCGCTTACCTGGTCAACACTCCTATATAATGTGTCATCTGTGACGCATGACCGCAGTAATACCCGGCAAAGTTGCGCAGGCTGTAACCGGCCTGCGCTGCTTTCTCTTGTAACAGTTCGGCGCACACGTCGAGGTATTTGCCGTGTATGTCGTTGCCATACCGCGCGACGACATCAGTGAGACACGCCCTACCCATTCTAATCGCTTGCCGCAGCCCATCGTTAACGACGACGACGAGTTTGTCCGATCTCGGCCTATCCGATTCAAAGAACGCCGTTATCGCCGACCACGGCTCACCATACGGGTCAAGGTCGAGCAGGTTAACCTCCAGGTGCGCGCCGCAATTAGCAGACAGCGCGTGCACACAATCAGCCTCGTACACCGCCCACGTCGGTCGCTGCTTACCCAGGACGGCTGACTTTTCTGGATTCTTCTCGAACACAACTCCGTTCTCGACGTGAGTATAGCAAGCCAAAAACAACTTGCCCGCCCCGCCGTGTGTCTCCATCACAACCGGATTGTCGAGCATCGCCACTGCCCGCCTCCGCAGCGCCATTTTCTTTATACAGGTGCTATTATCACGCTGTAAGTCCATCTCTCAAATACGCTCGGCAGATTTCCATTATCGCCTCGCCACGGTTTTTTAAGCCAGTCATAGCAATAGCACGCTCGAAGTCGGTTACATCGTCGGCGTAGAGCACCGGCTTGATTTGTTTCTTGCGGTCGCCCAGGGCACGCTCACTCGCTCCATATTCCTGAGACAGCGCCGCGTCAATATCATCCTCTAAAAGCGCCATCTCTACCAATTCGTCGAGTTCATCCTCAAAGAACAAGCCGTCAAGGATCGTTTCATCCTCATCTGCCAGCGCCTCCAAGACCGCGCCGTCCCACTCCAGACCGACCTCGCTAGAGCGATTGTCATACAAAGCCAATCGCCGCGCGCGCCTCTGGTCATCGCCATTTCCAGATAGTGCCAGGTCCGTCCGTTGCACGACCACCAATTCCGACCCGTCCGTCTGGATGACTTTGACTGGAAAGTCTTTATCAGCCGCCGCCTGCAGCGTCTTATTACCCGCGATGACCACGCCATCCTTGTCAACCAAAATGGAACGACCCGCGCCACATTCGACCAGGCTATCGTCAAGAATATAGTAGCCCCGCTCAGTCCCTTTGTTGGCGTTGTCACTATCTGGCGTCAAATCTGTAATGCGGCTCACTTGCTTTACATTATTCATTGCATCCCCCTAGGGCGCGGGCCAAGCATAACCCGCGCCCCACCGCAAAGAAAGGAGGGTATCAGGCGCTGCGCCCTCAGCGCCCGTTGCTTGCCGCCGTTTTCAAGCCGTGTACAGAATGGCCTGTTCAGCGAGTGTTTTGTCGAAAAAGTGTCGAGAAACGTCATTTTTTCGCCGTCTTTGCATAAAGCGCATAGTTCATTTTTCAGGTTACCCCCATATATAGGGGTGTGCTTTTCGTCGCCCCCTATATGTAGGGGATGGTTGGAAAAGAGCACTTTCAACGTATGATAAGACCTTGCTTTTCTTAGAAACACCCCCAGGGCGCCCATTATTTCACCATTCCATTCGTCTTTTTGAAAAATTCGACGAACGCCCGGATCAGCGTCGCCGTCTTTTTCATCGTCTCTTTTGCGGCGGGCAAGTCCGCCTTCGTGCACTGCTCCCACTCTACCAGCATTTTCTCAATCTTCTCATAGTCCCGCCGCGAGATACAATTCTCCATCTCGCCGAAGATGTTCTCAGGCCAGTGCATCGCCTCCAGACGGTACAGGATGCACTCGACGGTACGCTGATTTTCGAGTACCAACGCCGCGAGTTTGTCGGCCATCCGTGCCGCTGCAGTGATTTCCGTCAATTCATTCGTCGTCAGTTTTCGTCTGTCTTCCATTGTATCCGTTTCGCTGTAAAGTCTGACCAATCATCGCCGCAATGCCTCGTAGAATTTCGCCTTCCATCCCGATCCCCACGACCGCTGTCGCCTATCCGTTGGCCCCCAGCCGGGGCATTGCGTGCGCAATCCCCACCGTTCCCGATGCCCTTGTACTTGCACCTCTAGAATATCGAACATGTCCATCAGATAGCGACATAAATTTGCCGTAGCCTCAATCTGTTCACTCGGCGGCGGGGCTAGATGCAAGCTGCCCGCCATTCCAACAGCGAGAGTCGTAGGCCAAGCACCAGTACAATCATGCCAGATTATCCACGCCGGGTCGGCTAGTAGATAAATTGAGCAATCATCATTTGCTGAAATCCACCAGTGATATTGCACGGTGGGATACCCCTTCGTATCCGTGCAGTATCGTGCCGTATTCAGCGGCGAATGACTCATCGTGTGATGAATCGTCAATCCCGTTACATCGGACAATTTCCGCTTAGGCCAGAATCCACGCGCGCCAAAGTTGCGCACAAAGTCAGTCTGAAATGGTTGCGAATTGACAGGCATTTTCACTATCCGATCTACCCACGGAGGCCCTGGCTCCGCCATCCCATCCAGAACAGCGGCCAGTTCGCGCAAACTTCGCGCTACTGTATTGAGAGATTGCGTTTTCTCATCCATCTGTTTCTATCCAGGAGTATGCCAATCTTCGCGCCCCGTCGACTAATACCTCACGCTTCGTCATCAGCCCCGATTCTACCAACCTGTTGAGCCGCCCTGCTGCCTGGTTATATTTGAGCTCGCCGCCCATCTCGTCCACGTACATCCGTATCGTTATTTCTCCGGGACGCAGGCCGCCGAACTGCGCTGATACCATCTCGATGACTTGAGCCGCCGAGAGACCTATGTCTTCGCTCTCGTCCACGGCTTCCTCATTTTCGGCCCTCGCCGCCATACGTTCCACTCCACGATTCGCCCATTCTTGCATACGAACCACATCCCGCCGATCTTGTGCGCCTGGAACGTCGCGCCGCGCCGCCTCGCGTTGCTGGTCACGAACTGCCAGCCCGGCAAGTAGAAAAACCACGGCCTCGTGTTGCTGTCTGCCGCATACGGTATGTACCGGTGGTTATGCGCCCGAAATGCCACGTGCGGCGGATCTCTCTTCGCTTCCAGGTACTGTCGCCGTATCACGTCCGCGTGACGTGCCGCCGCTGGCTTTTCCGTGTGCGGCAACCACCCTGACGTATCAGGATGATGTGCAGCGTCGAACGTGACGCCGCCCATCTCGCCGTAAAACCACCACCACGAATATCTGTCCGTTTCGGGGTCTTTCTCGGCCTTGATGTCCCGCGCGACGGCCTCCTCCAGATTCGCCTGCTTCCCGGTGTGCGCTTGCGTGCCCCGAATGATAATGTTCACGTTGGCGACTTGGAGCGCCGGGTCCATCGTCTCGACGGTCATCCTGAGCACGTCCGCCGGATTGCGGCTAATGAGTTCGAGCGCGTTGTAAACGTTCAGGTCGTTCAGGTCGCCGACGTACAACGCGACGACCTGCGCTTTGTACTCCTTTTTCTTGCTTTCGATAAAGTTCCAGAACTCTTTCCAGTAACTCCACTGGAGCAGCTGTACCTCGGTGGCGCGATATGTCCCGCCGTCGTCTAGCGTCACGGCGGGCGGGCACAAGCCGACTGTGCTGTTAACGTGCTGGTCGGCAGTCGCCACGACTAGCGTTGCACGACTCAACGGTCGCGCAACTCCTCCCGCCCCCTAATCATTTGACGAACACCTGGACGAGTACTTGCGCGATGACGGCTCCAACGACCAGCCGAACGCCCCACACGATCTGTTCGGTCAGTTTTTCGATGCGTTCGGTGATGCGTGCTTGCTCATCCTGTACCGCTTTGATGAGCATGGCCGTCGTAGCGTTCGTGATCTCCTGGTCCCGCAGCTTCTCCTCGTGGTCAGCAACCGCACCATTAAGCCGCTTAACCCCGACGTCGATGCGCTGGACGGTAGTGATTAAGTTTTCCTCTTCCATTTGTTTGATCCAGCGCAGCACCACGCCCAGCGCCGCCTCCAAGTCCTCGCATACGTCCAGGATGCGGCGCTCGCTCATCGTCGGCGTCCGCTACGCTCTGCGCATCCGTTTCGTCCAGTCATATAGACCGGAAACGGACAATCCGCCACCGATGCCATAGATGATGACCTCTATCCATATCATCGCGGCGTCGGGAATGAGCCCAAGCTCATCTGCCCGGAAAACGCCGAACAATACCGCGCCGAGCAGGATTGATAACAACATACTGGCGTTCCCCGAAACGCCAAACTTCTTGGCGGCTTCGACAATCCCGAGAATGAACAGAAACAGCGTAATGCCGCCAATCGCAACATCGTCAAATCCCATCGTTTATCCTCCTATTATAGAACTTGTGCCAGGCTCTCCATTTCGGCCCGGTCTATTTGAAACGACCACCATCCCATCGGTTTCGTGGCGGTGGTGAACAACGTCATCGCCGCATTGTACGGCCGTATCAGCGACTGGTACAATTCGATGTCGCTCCGGTATCGTAGCCAGTCCCCGTTGTAGCAGTCCTCATCTTTCCACCCGGAGTCTGGTAAGAGAATGATATTCTCGCTTGCGTCGGCGTCATCAGCGTGCGCGGCCGCCGTCGGTCGGGTCACGATCCTGAACCGCCGCCCACCGAATGCGTGCCTCGCCATTCGCTCAACCGCCGTCGCTGGTATCTGCTGGCTGTGATTTCGCGCAGCCATCAACAGACTGACGGTAGCTTTCCTCACTGGCGAGAGGTCGGCGTATGTGTACGCTCCAACTGCGCCACCTTCGCCCATCAGCCATCTCATGTTGTGAATACCGTTGGCATTCAGAACTTTGTCAATTTCGGTGAAGCGGCCCGCGAGCCACGGCCACCAGCTTTCGAGGTAAGTGTGGTTTCGGTTCGCGCCCCAGTACGAATGCAGGCCGAACGCGCCATCGTATTGCATAACGATTTCAGCCAGCGGTACCAGAAGCGCATATTGACTTTCGTCTGGATTGCCGACCGGCCCGTTGAAAACGACGGCGCGAACGTTCGGGTGCAAAGCGGCCATCTGCCGCACGAACTCGCCGTCGAACAAGATAGACCGCTCGACTTGCGCTAGGTCGTGACTATACTCCTCATTCAGTGATTCTGCGAAAATCGGGCGGGACGACTTGCCCGCCTCGGTCACCAGGCTGTCGCGGAACGTGTCAATGAAGGCACGGACGCCTGCCTCGATTCCGCCAGGGTGCCATAGGTATTGACCCTGGTGGTCGACGAACTGGCGGAAGACGAAAAATGTGTCGGGACTGCCGCCGACCCGCCCGTATGCCTGCAACCAGAACGCCTTGAACATCGCGCATTGTGTGGCGTTGTAATACTCTGGTATGCCTACGACGTCGGCCTGTGCGTGTATGCCAACTCTCGTATCGTATAGAGGCGGCGGCGCGGGCACATCCTCCACCGTCACCGTCACGTCATCGCTTGTAGTCAATTCCCAGTCGTCTGCTGTCAGTCGCAGCACGTAGACTCCGGCTGCCGAAAAGCTAGCCGTCGTATCTTCCGCGTTCTCGTCGCCGAACACCACGTCGCCGGTACCGCTGACTTTGCTCCATTCGACCGCTACCACGCCGGGTAGGTCGGGCAATCCATCGTCCGTCACCGTCCCGGCCAGCGTCGCGGAAGCGGGGAGCGTAATCGTTTGGTCGGGACCGGCGTCCACAATGGGTGGCAGATTCTGTAGCGGCTCCTCCTCTATCGCATCTATCATATCGTCGATGGCGATGACGATCTTTGCAACGGCGGTCGCAGCCTTCGCCATTCCGTCCATCGCTTCGACGAGAGAAATGTTGACGCTCTCTAAGTATGGTACGATAACGGGCAATCGGCACTCTCCGGGCGGAGGAGGTAGTTCGTCGTGAACCGTCACGTCATGCGTCACGGAGCCGGTCAACCCGTCATCGTCCGTTACCGTCAGAGTGACGGAATATGTGCCCGCTTCGGTATAGGCGTGACCGATAGTTGCCCAGCCAATAGCACACTCGCCGTCGCCGAAGTCCCAATCATATTCGACGATGTAACCGTCAGGGTCATAAGAGGCAAGGCCATCGAACGTACAGGCTAAGTCATCGCAAATCACGGCGAACTCTGCGACGGGCGGTTGCGGCTGATCTGGAACGACCGTCAACTCCGCGTCATCCCAGTAAGCGTCGTTGTGCTCGAACGGCCACAAAGTCCTGGAACGCAGGAACACCGTCACCGTCTCGGCTTGCGCCTCGACCTCGACTGACGGAAGCGGGTCGGGATGATACTCGTTATAGACGTGCGCGCCCTGCCCCCACACCACCGTGTCGGCAAGCGGGTTCGTGCCGCCGGTCGGATCTATGCCGACCCAAAAGGTGAAATTGCAGATGCTGCCGTCTTGAGTTTCGCCCTCAACGTAGTAGTTCTGCGCGCCGTCAAACTCCCTCTCCCCCCGCCTTTCGTGCGGCGCGTAGCCGACGCCCTCGCTCCACCAAGCATCATCGTTGTGCCCGGTGTCGATGTGGCAGCTCCAGGCATGCGCCCAGGCTGACAGTCTCAAAGTCGTGCCGGGAGTGACTTGCACTTGCTGGAGGAAACCCGCATCGTGGCGACAATAATACGTAAAGAGGAGCGTGCCCTTC